ACGAGGATGTTCCAACTCGCTCACGACAGGCCCCATCGTGAAGGTCGGGTTCTGACCCTCATACTGCTGAATAACCACACAGGCATCGGGGGCTTCGGCGGGGATACGAGCCAAGAATAGGTTTTTTCCCAAGTACAAACGCTGAACGGTGGTCAGGCTGGCGGTCTTGGTGGGCAGGTAAGCGCCGAGGGCATCTAAGAGGGTAGTCACGAGTTGAGTATCACTTTCAGGCGTTCACGGATAAGGTTTTCCAGCACCTTGCGGTTCTGAATAAGGGGGATTTCTAGATATTTGGCACGGGTCGGCTCATCGTGGCGCATATCCAAATCCTCGTGGACTTTTACTGCATAATCTAGACCTTCGCCGTAGGATACATACGCACTGGTGAAGGTTCCATCCATACTGTATTCATCTTCAATGATTTCCCCACTATCCCTTAGTGCGCCTGTGTTCACGGGTACAAGGAGTTGGCTCTCATCAAAGACTTTTTCCACCACTTCTTCAATGGTGTCTCTTACCATCTGGTTGATGTCCATTGACATTTCTCTAAGTTTGAGGTCGGTGGTGTCCACCTTGATTACGAAGTCCATTTCACTACCTACTCGAAGTGCAGGATTGTGTTCTGCGGTCCGTACTGGTCGTTATCCGTCGTGACATTTATTAGCACAGGGTTACGAAGGGCTGGCTGGATTTCATCAACCGTAACCCGACTTTCTGTGGTGATTTCAGGGAAAACGCCCATCAGGTAGGCGCGACCCGAACTCACTCGGTTTCTGCCCTGTGCATCTTGGGTGATTTTCTCGGAGTATTCCAAACGGCATTTGTAGGTCACGGGTGCGCCCCAAGCGGCAGCGGAGACTGAAGGAGTTGTGCCATCACCAAGTATGTGTCGACCATACGCATCCAAAGCAGGTGCGGGTGTCGTGCTACCTACGGGCGTGTAGGCGGTGATAGGTCCGGGGTTCTCGCAGATTACGGTCTGCCCAAACAGTTCATACAGTTCCGGCTCAATGGGCATTAGTCACCGCCGGGTTCGTAGCCTGTGCCGTAGGTCGTGGTTACGCCGAGAATACTGTTTGAGGGCCAATCGCCCTTAGCGGCGTAGTAGCGGTCAAACTGTCCAACATATAGTTCTGAACCGAGCGCATTTGGGTCGGCGTTTGGAACGGGTGGTGAAATACGGCGTGAGCGCATAAGAAGGTCTTTGGCAAGGCGTTCGTAGCGTGATGCCCTGTCGCCAAGGCTCTTGCTTAGAGACAACCCACCAACGCTCTTGCTCGTGCTGGATGCTTCACCTGTGTATCGGGCGGCGAGGTTGTAGCAAGTGTTAGAGGCGGCTCGGTAGGGTTCGCCACCGACTTCACCAAGGTTGAAGTAGATTTCCTCGTCTTGTATGGCTGGATTTGCTTCATCAGTATCACCAATAAGAAAACGAACGGCATCCTTTGTTGAGGATGTTGGGTCGGCGGAGTAGGTCCAAGTCATTTCACTACATCACTTTCTGGTCAATACGCAGCGAGCCGGTCAAGATACGCTGTTTTCCACCACTAGGGCCATAGGTTGCGGTCAGTTGGAAGTACCAAACTCCGGGAGTGAGCGTGGCGAGTTCGCCAACACCCCATTGAACGGTGACATTTGGCGAAGTGCTAGCACCGATAATCCCTGAAGTTTTGGTGATGACGGCAGCGTTTGGTGGTCGTGCGATTTTCATACTGAACGACCATCCAACAACGCTGAAGTCAATGAGGCTCTGGTTCGCATCAGTCCAAATGAACTGTAAATCGGGCAAACTAGAGGCTGGGGTGGGATATGTGGCAACTGTGGTCATTTTATTGTCCTTCCGTGTAAGAGGCTACCCCATCATCTCGGAAACTTGTAAGTGCCGATGGTGTGGTGAAAACTGTTTTGGTGTCGTCTTGTGCCATTTCGGTTTTGGAGTACTCGGTAAACCCTTCGGTCTTGGAGTATTCCGTAAAGTTGGCGATGAAGCCCTTTGAGATTTTGAGGATGATGGCAAAGGCGGTGGTGTAAAAGCGTTGGGCTACTGTACTTGCGCGAGAGATAGCCACCGAACGAGAAACTGTTGACTGAATAAGTAGGTTGGCAGTAGTAGCGAGGGTGCGTGCGACGGAACGTTGCGAAGTCGTGGTTGGTTGCTCTGCGATTTCACTATTACGGCCTCGGTCAACCGATTTGGCGCTTGTGCCTCTACTGGTGACGGAGTTGTTTTTACGCGCCGATGCCTTGCCAAAGTTGCGAGCCTTGCCTTCGCGGGCGGTAAGGGTGGTGAAAACCGATGCGGCCTGTGAGAAAGTTTTGGAAGTCTGGTTCTCCTCGCTTGCAATAATCGCAACAAACGAAACGAGGTTGCGGGCTACCTGTGTGGCGTTTTCACCACTTGCCACTCCATTGACCGCCCCTACAACGGACTTTCCAATGCTCTTGGCGTTCTGGCTGGACAAGATTTCAGCAACGGCAGAGGCAACAGAGCGAGCGATGGAACGCTGCGAGGCAGTCGTAGGTGTTTCAGCAACCGCCGTTGAACGGGCAATGGCTGTGGCTTTCTGTGTTTCCGAGTTGGGGGTTTCGGACACGGTTGATACGAGATTTCGTATCAAACTCTTGGCGTTCTCGGTGGTGGAAAGTAGGTTGACCGCCCCTGTCTCAATGTAGTTGATAACGAAACGGGGGATAGCGGTGGTGGAATACCAGTTATTTATGGCATTAGTGATGCCGTAGCCCAATGCTTCTTGCCCGACTACGCCATAGCCCAAGATGCTATTCAGCGTGGGTATGTAGCCACCACGAGCGACCATAGCGCCGAGTGTGTAGTCAACTCCTACAACAACGCCCAAGACTTTTTGGCTGGTGCTGTAAAGGATTTCCGAGACTTCCGAGACACGGACTATGAGGCTGGCAGATTTGATGGTTGTGGTGGAAAGCAGGTTGCTTGCCGCACTCCGAACTACTGACATCGCCTTCGCACTTGTGGTGGAAATGCCAGAAACAACACTCCCAACAAGGGATAAAGCCCTAGAGGTTGTGCCGCTAGTGGTGAAAGCATTGGCAACCTCACTATTTCTAGGGAATAGGGATGCCCGAACATTTTCCGATACAGGCGTTTCCTGTATCGCTGAAGTCTTGATGACAGAGGCACTACGAAGGTCCTCTGATGTGGGTGTGTTGGTGATTTCGTCTGTCTTGGGGGTTTCGAGAGCGCGAACGCTTTGCTGGCTGGGTGTTTCGTTGATTTGGTCTGTTTTGAGTGCGTTGAGTGACCGCCCACCAGTTTCTCCTGTGTTTATTTCACTAACGGCTCCCGTGAGTGTTTTGGAAGTGGCGCTGGCGTTCTCTGTGACGGCAACGGGGGTGTTCTCTGAAGTGCGAGGCAGCAACGTGTTTGAGGCGTTGGTGGAGACATTGGTTTCATTGACTTGGGAGTTGCGAGGAAAGGTGCCAGCCGAAGCGTTTTCAGCAACCTCAACATCCGTGACTTCGGATACCGTTCCGATAATCGCCGCTTTGTTGGGCTTGAAGGCGAACGCAGCCCCGAAGCCATAGTTGGTTCCACCATTAGAACGAAGTAGCCCATAGAGGTTGACGGGGTTGATGCCCGAACGGTTAGCCCCGTAGGTCATCACCAAAGAGCCAGTTTGGAAGCCTGTGGCCCCCGTGGCAATAGCCGTACCTGTCGTTTCAATGCCCGGTGCGACACTTTGGGTGGAGCCGTTGGAAATAACGGGGGTGTTATCCCAATACATCGGAATAGCACTAAGCGCATCAACCCACGTCTGATACAAACCAGCGTCTTTGGGGGTTGGTGGAATAGTGCAACCTGCGAGGCTGGTGCTACTTGGTTTGGATGTCCACGACATCGTGGCGTTTCCACCATAAGAGGGGATGGTCATTTTCCCCGAAGTCGGGAGGGCGGTATTGGTTGAGGTGGAAACTACGCCACTTGTTCCAAAAAGGATACTCACATACATCGTTGAACCCACAGGGTCAAAGAGGGTGTATCCGTTCCCCGGTTGACCCGTGCCGCCGTTGCCCACCGAAGTGTTGGCTGCTGTTGTGGTGGTGTTGTTGGTGAGCATTACTGCCAAAACGGGTTGCTCTGTGCCTGCGTAGATGATGCTATTAGGGCCTTGTGTTTGGCTGGTGTAGATAATCCACCTCGGCCCACCACCAAAAAAATCAGATGTGTATGAAAAAGAAGTTATGTAGGTATCTCTCTGAATAAGGGGGCCAGAAATAGACTGCCCTACCGCCAGTTTTGCGTTGCCTGTGTAAGTTGAGGGGCCGCCCGATAAATCTGGTGGAATAGGGTTGTTGGAACTAGATGTAATCAAAAAGGCAGCACCCGTCACCGTTGCAAACCCATAGCCATCTATTGTTCCCGTGTAAAGACCCTGTTGGTTGGCGTATCTAGTGGAAAGTTGTGTCGTTTGGAAGCCCGCCGAGCCAAGGTTGAGAACTCCCGTGGTTGCGCTACTAATGACATCATCCACGATGGCTGAAGTCGTATTGCTACCGACTTTGGTGCTTCCAAAACTGCTGATACTTGGCGTTCCGCTGCTTGTCCAGCCTAAGCCAGAGCCAGAGGTTGCATCTATTACGCCACCTGCCGAAATGGTATTACACCACGTTGTTCTGGGGCTGCTCGTAGGAACATAAATGCCCTGAACGGCCATAGCCGTGACAAGAAGGTATGCGGTGGATGCTGATGAGTTGTAGCCCGTCACAACGACTTGTCGGCTCATACCCGATGTGTAGGGTGCGCCGAAAATAGCAAGGTTGGGAAGGTTGCCATTGTTTCCTGTTGTCTGCCCCCATTGACGGAACAGGGTTGTAGATGGGTTGGAGAGGGTCGTTGGAACGGCAACATTTTCCATACAGGTCAGATAGATGGTTCCGCATCTCACCGAACCGTACGTTCCGTTTGCGTTTTGACCAGCAGTAGTGGCCGTTCCACGAGTTAGCCATAACGCCACAAAGACATAATCACCATCAACAGGGGCGGTGCTTAGAAAAGTTGTCGAACTTGTGTATGTAAAGGCAGATGTAGCCGTAAGTGCGGCACTAAACGAAGCGCCCTGTGCTGAAACAAGCGTACTCATTGTCGGGGTAGCCCGACTAGTTGCTCAACAGGATGGTTGGCGTGACCGTCAAAGTGTCGTTCGCGCCGAGGGTGGGCGAGGTGTTGTCAGCGAAGTTGCTCACATACAACAACTTACCAGAGTTGTCTGAACTCGTAGCGATGAAGTATCCCGTAGCGGCAGTCCAAGTTCCTGTTGCTGGTCCAAACGAGATAGACGAAGCAGGATAGACCTTACGACCTGCGTAGAGGTCGCCTACTGAAATCGCAGTCTGCGTTCCCAAAGCGATAGCCGAGGACAGAACGATTTGCGTAGAGCCGATGGTGTTCGTCACGATTTTGGTTTCCGAGCCAGAACCACCCGTAAGGGTTGCGGTCATACCGGGCAAGACACCCGTGTTGGATGCAACGGTTACGACCCAAGAAGTGTTTCCACCACCGGCAGTAATGGTTGCACTCGTCAAAATCGCCGTGTTAGAGGTAGCGATAGTGCTGAAAGAAACGGCCTTGCGAACATAGCCAGAGCCAGTTGTCTCAACGAAAGTTCCACCGAGCGTTCCGAGAACGGCGGCAGCACCGGGAACGGTTGAGGCGGTTCCACCAGAAAGCAGACCGGCGTAGTAGGTCGCACTGACGGCAGAAGCGTTGGTACCACCCATACTGATTTGGGTGAAAATGTAGTTCAAGCCATCATTGGGGAAAATCTGCGCCACGGTTGCACTCCTATGGGTTCTTTAGGACACACCTAGTCTGCCACAAGGTTTGGAAAATCTTGTCTCTAGCAGTCGCACTCTAGGTTGCCGCAGGACTTCTCTTGGTTTTCGTCATACAAAACCTTGCTGATAACGATGTGGTTGGCAAGGTCAAGGAAACTGTCGGAAATACCTTCGTGTTTGAGGCGCTTTCCACCAGCCGCGTTCGTCAAACGCTGCACCTTTTCCAAAGCGCGAATAAAGCAAGACTTCCAAGCGGTAATCCCAATGGCTTCAGAGGCACGATAGTTGGCGTAAATGTCGTTCCCTGTGCCGTAATCGCCGGACTTCGAGATGTGGATACGCAACATTTCAGCAAGAACGGCGCGGAAACGGGGGTCGCCACCTTCGGGGAACTCTGGCTTGACATAAAGGGTTCCATCGGAGTTCACACGCCTACGCCCTGAACCGGCACGGACTACGGGGGGCAAGACCTTGACCTCTGGGCCTGCTGAAACCGCATAAATGGGGTTGGCAGGGTGGGCCAACATACTCTTGATACGCAGTTCCTCTCGTAGCAGCAACTCGTTGATGTTCTCGCCATTGTGGTTCTTAGCCATTATTTGCCCTCTTGTATGTGTTTGTGGATTTCGTTAGCAAGGCGCTTGACTGCCTTGATTTCACTACGGACTTCACGGATGATTTCGCCGCTTGCTTTGGAAATAGTCAAGTGCGACAAGGCTTGTTCTGCGGCGATGGCATCAGCACGCTTGGCTGCGATGAGTAAGATAGCCCCCTGTAAGCCAGCCAAAGAGGACAACATCAGGTTCAGCAGGATAAACGGATAGGGGTCGAAGCCTCGGTTGGCGAACACAATGACATTGACTACCGCCCAAATAAACATAAAGGTCGTGAAGGTGAAAACAAAGCCCCACGAACCCATCTTGTTCCTGACAGTATCGGCAGCCCTTTCACCACGAGATAGTTCCTCGCCAGAACGCACTCCGGGCAGAAGTTCCCAAGGGGATACATCCCAAGCGTTCTCTGTGCCATCTGTCCAGTCTGGGTTAGCCATTTGACAGTGCCTCGGCTCTGGTGACGATTTTGAGGGTCGGCAGTTGCTCTAGGTATTGGGGGCGGTGTTGATAATAGACATAGACAGGCTTACCTGTGCTGATAGCCACAAGGACTTCCAACTTCGCACCCTCGCTCTTAGCCCAACCGGGCAGAACGGCTACCGCATCACATTTCAGTAGTTCGGGTAGCAAGGCTCTCATTGCCCCTGTAAAGGTTTCATCTGTGGCTGGCTCGTCACTACCCTCGGCTGGTGAAAAGACCTCGTAGCCAGCCCCACGAAGCCTCTGTGCGGCTTCTGTGAAGGTTGAACGGTTACTGTTCGGAATACCCCTCATTGGGCCAGCGATGTAAAACTTGTTCGTCATAGGATTTCGTAGTCGCCCCAACCGTTGCGGTCATAGCCCGTTCCAATACCGATAGTCAACATACCTGCGGGTGAGGAAGCACCTGAAGTGCTGGTGAACCACGCCGAGCCACCGTCCATTGCGGGGCATTGGAAAAAAGTTCTGCCCGTGGCTTCGGATACGACTGCGTGGTGTAAATGCCCAGCAAAGAGGATTTTGGCGGCGGCGATGGGTTGTTCGCCCATAACCTGACCTTTCCACCACCCTTCGGCCTTTGCCGAGGCGTTAGCCCCGTTGCGAAACTGGTGACCGTGTGCGAAACCGACATTTATTCCGCAGACATTGAGCGTGATGGTCATATCCTCTTGGATTAGACCGTCAAACTGTGGCATTGAGACTTTGCCGTAGCGTTCGGGGTTCTTGGTGAAAGCACGGTAGGTCATAGCCACCGCATCCAAATCGTCGTTATCTGTCCATTGGGTAAATGCTTTCCCAGAACTGTTGCGATTTTCACCGTGGTTGCCCGGAACGGCTGCCATAACGATTTCCAAATCAGGGAAGTTTTTCACCAACAACTCAATGAGGCGGTCAAGGAGAAAGATGACGGCATCCTTCTGCTCTCGGCGGTCAAGGCGAACGGTAAAGCGTTGCATCGCATAGTGGTTGTCGCAGTTTTCCACCAAGTCGCCCATACCCACGACATAGATAACGGCAGGGCCACGACCTATCTTGCGGAGATGGCGAACCTTCTCAATGAACTTGTCTTGGGCCGTACAAATACGCTCAATAGCGGCTTCAGGGCCGCCACCTTCGCCTTTGCCCAACTGCCAGTCACTTGCGAGACAGAGCAGAGCGCGGTTGCCATAGTCCACATCGTTTTCACTACGCTTGACGGGCTTGCGGTTTTGGATTTGGCGCAGCAGGGCCTTGATTTCCTCGGAAAGGAACCCACCCTCTTGCTTCTTGCGAATAGAGGCTCGGTAGTAGCGCATACGCTTGGTTTCACCACCGCCAATGGCACTATCCCACGCTCGAATATGAACCGAACCGTCAATGATTTCGGTCTTTTCTGGTGATAAGCCCCAATCGGCAATAATCGTATCCCAGAGGGCTTGGTCTGGCTCGTCGGCAAGGGCAGGAGTGTCTATGAAGCCCTTTTCACCATCCCACTTGATACCCGGCTCGTTGCCCTTTGGAACATTGTGCTTCGTAAACGGCTTTGCCGCATCATCAAGCGCCACGATACGCCCCCTTCAGGCTTGCTGTTTCAGGACATTTGCATTGACCGTCTAGGTGTCGTTTCAGGGTCTTTTCGTTGAGGTGTTTCCCGTCTGCGGTTACAACACGGGAAATCCAACCTGCGGGGCGAGCAGCCTCAACCCAAGAGGTGAAAGTGGTTTTATCCGACTTGTCCAACCCTTCGTAGAAATCTACGAACTTACAGGTAAAGACTTGTTCCAAGCGTTGCTCGGCATCCTTTAGCGACATAGTGAAATGGTATCACTCACTACGCGCAATAAGGCTTACTTTGTGCTTGACTTCTTTACGGGCTTCGCGGCTGGTTTCTTGGCAGGTGATTTGGCGGGCGTTGCCTTCGCAACAACAGGCTTTGGTTCAGTCTCTACAACTTCATCTGACTTGACGGTTTCCACCACAGCAGGGGCGTTGTATTTCTCAAAGTCCTCTGGCGTAAGGGGTGCAATGTACCCCGAACCCACAAGTGCATCAAGGTTGGCTTTCGGGATTTCACCACCAATGATAAGTGTGCCAATGTCAGTAAAGGTATCCGACCCTGATGGAATAGGGCGAATAACGATGTGGGTAAAAGGGGCTTCAGTCATATAGGTAGCGTATCACCACTACTGCCGCAAAAAGCAAAACCCCCCCGACCCGAAGGCCGAGGGGATTTCACTAGTGGAACTTCTGGCTTAGATGATGTTGTACCAGAAGTAACCGAGGTCAGAAGCAACAACCTTGTTGTCGAAAGCGATTTCGCCTTCAACACGGTCGGCCTTCAACTCCTCCATACGGAAGCGTGAAACACCGACGGTCGTTCCAAGACCACCCGAAACGCCGGTCCACATAAAGGTGTAACCAGCCGAGGGGGTCATAAGACCGGGGTTTGGAGCAACGTAGCAGAGCAGAGCGTTGTCACCGACGGTGTACGAGTAAGTACCCGTTGCACCTTCGTTGGCGGTGTTCTTGACAGCCTTCGCAACGAGAACACGGTCAATGCCGAACAATGCGGCAAGAAGGTCCTCGGTGACGATAGCGCCAGCCTGCGTGTACTTGTAGCGGTCAACCAGCAAAGGGTGAGCCTTCAACTTCTGAAACACCGAGTACGAGAGAACGAGCGTGTTCGGCTCAAATCCGGTGTTCTGAAGCACGGTGGTCTTACCCAACTCAATGTCTGCGATGGGGTTTGAGTAACCGTTGTTGTAGGTACCCGATACAGCGTAGTCCGACCACTTGGTCGCGTTGGTTGCTGCCGTGGCTCCACCTGCGGTCACACCAGTGATGGTGGTTCCCCAAATGTTGTTGGTGAAGTAGTCCGAAGCCCACTGCACTTCACGACGGAGAAGCAAACGCTGCGTAACAAACTGCGTGGCTTCCATATCTGGGTTGAGGGGGTTGTCAGCGTTAGCGCGGGTCTGGTCACCGATGTCCTTGTGGAACGCATACACGTCCGCAAGGTAGTTGTCGGTGGTCAAGCCGTAGCCGGAACCAGCCGAAGGGGTTCCGTCAGCGCGACGCTGTGCTTCGTCACGGAACCAGTCGTCCTTGGTGTACTTGAAGTAGATGTTGGACTTCTTATCTACGGGTACGACAGGGAAAACCTTGTCTGCGATGAAGTTGTTGGTGTTCTGCAAGTAAGCAACCGAGATGTTAGTCAAGATAGCGTCAATGTGAACATTGTTTACTGATGGTTGTGGCATTTTCTAGTCCTTTCTTGACTAAACTGCGGCGAGGACAGCAGCGGTAGTGGAAACCACCATCGTGATGATGTCCGAGGTTGCGGATGAAGCCGACAAAGCGGTTCCGTAGATGTAACTACCCTTGACAGCCGTGGTTCCAATGGCGGTCACGGCAATAGCGCGTCCGACGCTGTCAACGGAGATACGGCTTCCAATGGAAATCGCCGCACCAGCGGTAGCACCAGAAGCAACCTTGCAGATACCCGAAATAGTAACTTCGGCTTCGCCGTAGTTGTACAGGGTGGTACCCGATGCGTTCACACCCGTAGCAACCTTTTCGGGGGCGTTCTGAAGGATGCCGATGGCGTAGTCAGTAGAAGCACCAACAGCGACGCACGAAGGCGTGGTCTGTCCGGTGATGAGACTGCTGCTCAACTTCACAAAGCGGAACTGCGAGTTGGACAGGTCCTCACCAGCGACGAGTGAAATCTTTACTGCATATGGGTTCTGTTCCCAAGCCATTAGCGACCTGCCTTTTCAGAGATGTACTGGGTGTAGAGGTCGGGGTTGCTCTGGGCAACTGACATCAGAGCGCTCTCGAAAGAAGGAGCAACGCCGTCAGCCACGAGTGACTTGGCAAGGCTTTCCATCTTGCTGAAAGCGTCGTCAGCAGCAACAGGGGCTTCTGAACCGACTTCAGTGAATACTGCGTTGGTAGCGGAAATCTCGTTCGCGCTGTCCAAAGCCTTTACGACCTCATTGGCGAGAACGCCGTCAGTCTCGGCAAGGCGACGAAGCGCTGGGCCGACAATGGATGGGTCGATGTTTAGGAAGGACCACTGCGAAGCCTTGATGACAGCAGCCTCATCGGCACGAGCGTCACGCTCGGCAATGAGGGCCTGCTCACTCGCGGCAGCCTTGCGGAGCGCAGCGTCGGCGTTAGCCGATGCCTCGTCCAGCATCTTGCGGATAGCCGCAGGCATTGCCTTGATGATGTCAGCCTCGCTAGCAGCCTCCGGGATAATGACGACTTCAGCCGCCATTTCGGAAGTGTTAGACATAGTTTCCTCCTTGGAAACGGTGGTTGTGATTACCTCATCGGTGGATACCGACTTGGTTGCCTCAACGATTTCACTATCCACAACCTGTGCTTCCGTTATCTCAACGGTAGGTTCGGCGGCGGATACTTCATCGCTGGGGCGCAGTTCGTCAAGAACCGCAGTCACATCGGAGAGAGAGGCAGACTTCATTACTACCCAACCTTCAGTGAGGTGCGCCGGGTGGTCTACACCCGATGTCTCCTTGATGTTGAGTTTCACTAGTTTGCGTGCCACTCGTTCTCCTTACGACTTTCACCAACGAGTATTACCCCGTTGGTCTTGACAAGACAAAGCGTAGAACCACTTTTCTGTGTGTCAAGTGTCAAATGCTTTTCAGCACTAAACCGTCATTGAGAGAGTGAGGCTGTCAGGCAGCCTGTTTTGGAACGACTAGAACGGGTAGTCGTCAGCCGTTGAGTAGAGAGGACAGATGTTGCGGAACGAACACCACTTGTCGCAGAGGTTGTTGCGAACGGGTGGGAAGTAGCCATCCTCATACCAACCGTCTATCTTTTCCCACGCTTCTCGCACACGCTTCTCGGCGTAGGCAACATCAGCATCGGTCACATCGACCACGAGGGTCTTGCCGAACTGAACATAGAGTAAGCGGATTTGGGTGGGGCGTTCCCCTAGAACCTGCTCACACAGGTAGGCGTAGATTTTGGAAGGCAGAAGTGCTGAAGCCTTGTACTTATCCTGCGGAACCTTGCCGGTCTTGTAGTCCACGATAATAAGGTTTCCAGCATCGTCACGGTCTAGGCGGTCAAGGATGCCCCGAAGTCCAAAGCCCCCCATATCCAAGTCCAGCCGTATTTCAATGCCTTCGCTCTTGATTTCAGCAGGGTTTTCCATTGTGAAGTAGGTGCGGATGTACTTGGCGAGGTCACGGGTAAGCACTTGCCGACCCACTTCGTCAAGTTCCATTTCAGCGGCGATTTCGTCACTTACGAGTTCAGGCAACATCTCACGCATCACATCTAGCGTGTAATCAACGGTGCGGAGTTCAGGGGTTTCAGCAGTCCGTAGGAATACGGTTTCCAAAATGGCGTGGAACACAGTTCCCCGATAGGTAGCCATTTTCTTGGTTTCGGTCAGTTTTTCCACCGAACTGTATTGGTATTGCCGAGGGCAAGTCTCTATCTGATTTACTCGGCTTGGTGATACGCCATCAGGCTTAGGGCCGAGATAAACAGGGGTAGATGCCATTAGGACAGCCTACCAAACCTATGAGACAAAGGCAAGGATTAGAAAAGAACTTGGAACTTGTTGTATTCCCGTGACTTGCGGAACGCCTTGTTGACCTTCTCGGCAAGTTGCACCGCCGCCTCTAGGTCACGGGTGTAGATACTGAAATCGTGCATAGGAACGAGTATCCCGCCTTCGTTGCCGCGACGGATAATCCGCAGTTCGCCGTATTCCTTGCCCTGCCAAGCGACATAGGTGTAAGGGTTGTCCTTCGCCTCACGCTGTCCAAAATCGTCAAGTTCTGACCACTTCAAACGCTTGCTGAAAAACATCAGTTGCTACCCTCGGTGTACTGAAGCAGGTGGGTCATCGGCTCAACGGCTTCCAAGTTCTCAATGTGCTTTCCAGCAACTTCCAAAGCCTCGGTAAGGCGCTGGTTGTCGGCTGCTAACTCGGTAATCCTGTCGCGCTGGCTAAGAACCTTGTGGATAAGAGAGGTGATGTCGTTCGTTTCGTAGGCATCGTGAACCAATGCCATATGAATACGTTCCACCAACTCATCTAGTGTTTCTACGGTCATAATGCCACTCCTTGTGTAGGGGGGTTGCTGTAATGATGTTATCACACCCTAGTTGCTTTACTGCCCTTGACCCATAAATCGTAGCCAAGTTGAGGGTTGTTCAGGGTCGGGGTGAAACTCAAACTCGGTTTCACGGAAACAGGCCACGCAGATGACTTTGATGATTTCACCACTTGTATCTAGGGTTCGCCAGTCGTGTTCGCAGACTTCAGGGGTCCTGCCGTTCACCACTTTCACGCTTCGGTGGTAGGGGTCACGGGTTATCTTGCCCTGCCGTTCCAAATCCTTCAGGACTTGCTGCATTGTTGAGGTGCTGGAAATACCGACAGCCTTACCAATGGCTCTAATAGAGGGTGGATAGCCCAACTGCTTCCAATGCCACGAGATGTAGCGCACAACATCGTTCCCTGTTCGGGTTGTGTGGTTGTTTCCGTTGAGAAGCACAGCCATCCTTTTTCACTAGGTTGGACCAATGCTATTCCAAAACAGACCCGTAATGCAACTATTTCCTTTGAGCCATCAGGCTAGAGGGGTCATCAAGGTCACAGGCTTTGGCGCGAGTGCGAGTATGGATGAGTACACCACCGGCTTCCTCAATAGCAGCACCACACGCCAAGCACAACTCGTCAAGTTCGGTCATAGGGAGAGCCTACCCCCAGAGGTGGAAATGGGTGGGTTTATGTAAAGCAGTAAGCCGGAAAACCCCGTTTATGTAAAAATGTAAAGGTATGCCGTGTCAAAAGTATCCCGAAAACGGTATGTTTCTGCCAAGGGCGCGAGAACTACTGAACCTCGGACAGAACTATTGAGCGCAGAAGGTCAAGGGCATAATCGCCTACCTCGTCTGCTGAAATCCCATTGTGAGCCGCAAGTCGTCCAGCGGCGTTATGGAACGCTGTCTCATACATCGCCAACTGTTGCTTCATTTCAGCAAGCATCTCACGCTGCTCGTTGCCAGCCGCCATTAGTAGGTCGTTCTGGCGCACAAGGGCGTTGATGGTCTGCTGATTTACCTTGATTTGGTCTTTGAGTTCGGGTTTCCGTACCATTAGTCCACCATATACTTTGTCGGGAGTTTGCCCGTGAAACGAGCGCCACTCTGTTCTACGCCGAAGGGAAACTTTTCACCACAGGCGTCGCAATAGACATACACGGTCTTGCCGTTCATTGTCATCAAGACCCATCGGTGTTTGGTGTTGGCGCACTTAGCCATTTTGTAGTCCTCTGCTCACGGCCTCAATGAAGTTTTGGGCTTCGGACAGACTACCAAAGTCCTCGCTAGTGAAAACAACGTGGAACGAGTAGTCGGCTTCCTCGTAAACCTTTGCCGTGAACTGCGGGCCGATTTCCAAACCAACTAGCCGCTTTTCGCCTTCGGCTGGTTCAGCCACGACCAAAGAACTTCCCGAAGCGGCTCGGCTTTTGGATTTCAGCAACAGGCTGCGGTTCGGTGTGGGCCTTGACCTTGTGGACAGACCGCTTGCCGTGGGGGTTCAGGACAGGCTTTGTTCCGTAGTAGTCGGCTCGCCATTGCTTCCATTTTGGGGCTGCGGGGTTGAGGTGGGTCATACTGCTTCCTTTGTCTCGGTGCTGAAATCCAGCACGACTTGGTTCATTAGGGGTTGGTCGCCAGTAATGCGGTTGTAGGCGATTTCACCATATTCGGGGTTGAGTTCTGTGCCGATAAAGTTCCTGCCGTGTCGTAGGGCAACTACGGCTACTGTGCCACTTCCCGTAAATGGGTCAAGGACAGTATCTCCTTGTGCTGAACCTGCCAACACACACGGCTCAACAAGTGCTTCTGGCATCACGGCAAAGTGTGCGCCCTTGAACGGCTTGGTGTTGATAGTCCAAACTGAACGCTTGTTGCGCTTGCCATCTGGCATAGAGGTTCCGAGATTTTGTGTTGCTATTCCGCCTGTTTGAGTGTGAGCCGAATATGGAATGACCCTGCCAGTCGTAGGTGGTGTGAGGGCAGGCTCTTTGATTGCTTCGGAGTTGTAGTAATACTTTGGTGATTTGGTGAGAAGGAACAGATACTCGTGCGATTTTGTTGGTCGGTCACGAACGCTCTCTGGCATCGGGTTCGGCTTGGCCCAGATGATGTCACTTCGCAAATACCAACCGTCTTGCTGAAGGGCAAGTGCGACACGCCACGGGATACCCATTAGGTCTTTGGGCTTCAGACCTGCTGGTATTTCACGCTTACCAAGTCTGACCGCACCATTTATGGCGGCGGTCTGTTTCACCCCATTGCCCTTGAACTCGCTATTTTCCCCACGCATTGAGGACATCGCATAACTGTCTCCAATGTTGAGCCAGAGCGTTCCGTCATCGGCCAATACGCGCCAGACCTCGCGGAACAGAGCAACCATTTCACTAACATACGCTTCGGGGGTTTGTTCCAAACCTATCTGGCTGTCCACACGGGTTGCCCCGCACTTGATACAGATGGTTCTGTCACCACGGGAAACACGCTCGGTAAAGACCGCCTTGCCGTCTGCATCTGCCGCTGAAATAGTGTGTTCGCAGGCTGGGTCGCCACCCTCGTAGTCGGCTGTGCCGTAATCCCGTAATCCAAAATAGGGCGGGGAAGTGACTACGCAGCGAACTGAACCTTCTGGGATTTCAGCAAGTCTCTTGCGAGCATCGCCAATGAGGATACGAGCATTAGGCACAGGCTCTATCCACCTCTACGAGCCGCTTGACTATCCACTCCACTACCGGAACAGCAACGGCGTTGCCCATCTGCTTGTAGCGAGGTGCATCGGCTTGGGGAACTAAGCCCTTCTTTTCGTCAATGCGGAAGGCTGTCCAGTTATCGTCAAATCCTTGAAGGCGCTCACACTCCATCGGCGTTAGGCGGCGAACGGTTGAGGTGACTGCGTGAACCGTACCAACGATACGCTGGCTTTCCTCGCTCTGGGGCGAACGGCTATCCATATTGTAAGCCGTGAGGGTTGGTGAAACCACATTGTCGGTTGACAGGGTTGCCACGAAGTCTGAACTGTCTCTGCCGGTGCGAAGGGAACGATAAGTTTCCACCTCAACGCTCTGGTTGTAGCCATCGTAAGAGACTGCTACGCCGTGAACTGAAGCCGAGGTAAGGGTTGGGCTGGGGTCGTTTTCACCACCTACGCCTACTCCTTGTCGGTTCTGTGCATCCAACTTCTCTGGGTCACGGGTGGCATTTCGCAAGTCCAATGGGAACGCCGTGGGGTCATCGGTAATAAGAACGGCTTGCTGATTATCTCCTGCGTGGGCGCGAAGGGTCTGCGTAACGCTTTCCAAGCGACGGTTTGGAAGTCGGCTCATAGCACCCGGCTCAAAGGCGAGCGCGACACTTTGGCCGCCTGTGGCAAGCAGCGTGTAAGCGGGGTCGTTTTCACTACCCACTCCGAGGCCGTTCTGCTTGTGGTCCATCTCGCGCCCATCTTGGATAGGGAAAATGGCTGGCTCAACGATAAAGGTCTGGGCGTGGTGGCTCTGTACTGAAGGCTGGTGGGCTTGTAGGGCATTGACCGCCGTGAGTTCCGTGGCGCTGAAAGTGTCGCTCTGGGCATCCTCACGAACCGAGTAGGCAACTGCTTGCATCCGTGTGCCGCTATCAGCACCGGCTTGTAGCGTTCCCATCAAGTCCTCACGGGCATTGAGTTCTTGGTCAATACCGATTACGGGGCCGGCATAAGCCACGAGAGGCGTGAGTTCCATTACTGCGTGACCAGCGCCACCACTACGAAGCGTGGGGAACGCACTGGTAGAGGCTTGGGCGCTTAGCCCTTGGGTGTGGCTAAACCCAATAGGGTCGGCGTAAGCAACGAGTGGCGTGTTGTTTCCACCTGTTCCCATACGGGAAGTCAAGGTCGGGATGGTCTTTTCAGCAATACGAGCGCCATCGCCGTGTGTGGCACTATCAAAGAAAATCGGCCCTGTGTCAAGGTCGGGAACCATAATCGTTGCCATTGAGTTGTTTCCACCACAAGCACGAAGCGGTGGGGCAACATTGTCGTCAATAGCCAAGCCGTATGAGCCTGATGACTGACCGCCACTAAAGGCGAGGACAGGGGATTGTTCCATAGCGAGGTGATTACTCTCAACTGTTTCTGTGCCTCTAGCGCGAGACATACCTGTTGCTGTTAGCGGACCAACAACTACATCGTTGGCATCTACGCCGCTTCCTTCTCCGCTACCGCTTCGAGTGCGGCGTTTAGAAGTGGTGGAAGGGTTTTTCCCCTTCTCAATGCTCTGTTCAAGATGCCCCGACAAGCCCTCGGTGAGAGCGAGTATTTCACTAGTTGTGGCCCCGGTGTCTCCAAAACTGCCGACAATGAACACGCGCCGTCTGCGTTGTGGTACTCCAAAGTGTTGAGCGTCCAAAACTCGGTAACTGACCCCGTACCCGCGCTCAACCAGCGCCCGTAAGACGGCTCCAAAGTCTCCTCCTCCGTTTGAGGACAATAGACCGGGAACATTTTCGAGGATGAAGTATTGCGGCGTGAGTTCGTCAATGAGGCGAGCGATTTGCCAAAAGAGGCCACTACGCTTGCCAGCCAGTCCGGCCCGTTTTCCAGCAACGGAGAGGTCTTGGCAGGGGAAGCCTCCTGTGATAATGCCTCGTTCGGGAACAAAGCCGGCTGAAATAAGTTGCTCACCTGTTACCTCCGTAACATCGGGAAAGAGTGTGCTATTTGGAAAGCGATGGGCAAGGACACCTCTGGCGTTCTTATCTATTTCCACCGCAGCAACGACCTTCACGCCTTGTCGTTCAAGGGCTAAATCGAAACCACCGACCTAGACACCCGCAAACAAGGATACTGCTGTTAGTTGTTGTTTGTCGGGCATTGGGCATCACCTCCCCTAGTTGGCGAGGTTCGCTCGCCGGTTTCCAAACGGCGTTTTGCATCAAACTTGCGGTGACAAGCCACGCACATACGCTCATAATCGTTTACATTTGTGTATTCGCCCGTGAGATTTGCCCACTCGTACCTTGCGGCAGGGTCGGTTTCACCACAACGGACACACAACTTGGGCTTACCCCTAGAAACATTTACCCTTACGTGCAGGGCTTCGTATCTAGCGTTATCACCACGCCAAGAAGTGTTGTTTGTACCAAACTGGTTCCGCTTGACCTGTGGACGAGTGGCAAGTTGGTGGTTCACCATCAACTTCCAAATCACTTTGTTGGTCACGCCGAGTTCCTGCGCTACCTCTACTTGCGACATTTGCTTGTCGTAGTACAAGTTTTTCACTGCCTCAACCATCGCCTGCGGATAAACCTTTGGCTTGATATGAGTGTGTGGGTAGACACCTTTTGGCACGAGTGAAGCGTACCACAATACAGTGTGGGGGCACTGTATTCCGCAGGGATTTTTCTACCAAGCGGCACAACCGTGTTGGTCGGGGATGTAGTTCGGCGTTCCGTACCGTTGCCAGAT